CCCGATGTCGCCAAGCACCTCCAAGCGTATCATATCGTGACCTCTCAATCAGCCGGTGTGATCAGCATGCGGGTCGGGCCAGTACGGCAGCAGCTCTGCCGTCCAAACCAGCCGCTCACGATCACGCTGCGGTGCGCCTTGCACTACAAAGATCGCCGCCCCGATCTCAAAGCGGTCGCCCGCCGCCAGTTCGAGACAATCGCTGATACGGATATCCAGAACCACGCTGTCACTGACCAGCCGCGCTGCGCCAAATTCGACCATGCGGTCCGGGCTACGGCGCATCACGCAGATCGCCAACTCCGGCCCGATGCCCATTTGCTGATAAAGCGCTGGGGTGGAAAGGTTCGGATCGCTGAACAGCACGTTGAGTGCTGCAGTAAAAGCTGTCATTGTGTTTAAGCCTCAGTTGCCACTGTGCAAACGGATCGCCATGCGCGGCCGCTTGTTCACCGGCAGGATCGAGGCCTCCGACATCAGATCGATCCAGCGGCCCTTGGCGTCAATCATCTGACGTGCATATAGCGGCAGGCCGATGGTATTGGCGGTCTCCAACAGATTGGCGGGCCCACCATAGGTTGTGAACGTATCGAACGTGCCCAGTGGAAAGGCGATCCCTTCACCAGCGGGGATCAACCGCTCGGAGGTGCCGTTCGAGAGCGTGACCGAGCCATTATATTCCTCGAACAGAATGCCAGCAAAAGGAAAGGCCCGGCGCATGTCCTCGCGCAGCGGCTGGCCACCGGTGGCCGAGAAGAACTTGTAGGCTTCCTCTGTCTTGGGGTGGCTGATCAGCTTGTCGAAGAACTCCGAGCTCACCAACGCATGGGCGGTGGTCATGGTCTCACCGAGCAGATTGTCCTCCATGGCGCGCAGCACACTGCGAACCTTGCCCTGCACATTCGTGCCAGCAGTGCCAAACACAAAGTCGATCGAGATCTTCTCGAGGCCAAACTCAGAAAAGTAATCGTAAAGCGTGGTGCCAGCGCCGTCCTTCACGATACCGCGCAGGGCGTTCATCTCCATATATTCGCGGGTCTGAGCATGCTTGCGACGCATCAGGGTCAGCTTGCGGTTCATCACCTCGACCAGCGGATCAGCGGCGTTAGAGAGGCCCAAGGCAGGCATGCCCTGGATATCTGCGGGCAGGATGACATCGTCATGCGGGATCCAGGGCAAGGCAAAGGAGCGCATTGAGCGCGCCTCGCGGGTCCCAACAGTGGCAGGTGCGCCCAGCGGGACGGACGGCAGGAGGCTCAACACACCCTCGCGCTGCTCGATGACAATTGAGCGCTGTGTGACGCCTTCAAAGCGAAAGAGGCCGATCTGGCCCAAGCGGGTATAGAGGTTGGGCAGGATATTGATCGCCTGCGTCATCTCGGCGAGCGAATAGCCGCCCGTGTCAAACGGGTTACGGGTGATAGTCATGGGAAACTCCGGGGGAATGAGGGCGAGGAGGTGGTGTGGCGGTTATCGACGTTAAGGTGTCTGTGCACGGCGTGCGTCATGCACCGCTAATCAGGCGGTATCGCGCGGAATGATGCCCAGCGCTGCGAGCTGGCCGTGTTTGGTTGTGGTTTTGGCGGCATCATCCACGGTGGCGTCAAAAACGAGGGCGGCTTTGGAAACGATGGCGGGGCCGCGTATGATGACAAGACCGGTGTTATCAGCGCCAGACGCATCGACCGGGTAGAGCAGCATGGCAGCTGCTGTTTGCGCGCCATCCGTGCCGCCCGAGGTCGCCAGTTTGTATTTGCCGCTGGCGGTGATGCGGCCCAGCACAGCACCCACGGGATAGGCGGTCCCAGCCAGCAGGGTGACGGTTTCTCGGGTATAGTTTGGGTTCAGCTCAAATTTGAGGATATCGCCCAGGCTGGGCGGTTGGGTCAAAACGGTCATGTCGAGGATCCTTCTGAAGGTGGAGGAAAAAGCTATCAGCCGCTGGAGAGGCACGACTGGGCCTTAAGATGGCGTGGGAGTATTGCGGCCGTGGAGCCGCTCAGTGCTTCGCGCCAGAAGCCGCGGCGCGTTTAGCCGCCGCAACAATGGGGCTTTCGCTGTTTGCAGACGCCGCCGGAGGGGGGGCTGTTGCCACCACATCGCGCGCATCGGCTGCGGCTGCGGCGTGCTCTAACACCGATCGGCGCAGCGCCGCGGGCGTGGTGCCCTCCCTCAGGGCTTTTGCCGCGTCGATGGCAATGCCGAGGCGTCCCGCTTGTGCTGCGATCTCGGTGATCTCTGCCGCTTCAAGGCGAAGCTGTGCGGAAAGTTCCGCGCGCATGGATGTCTGGAGGGCTGAGACGGGGTCAGCTTTTGAAGGTCCAGGTGCCAGTGCAGTTGCAGCAGCAGCAGGCGGCACGTCTGGGTCTGTGCTATTATTTTGGGCGAGGTCACTCTGTGTTTGGTTGTCTTGAGGGTCAACAGGGGCTGGTTCGGTCTGTGGCAAGGTGTCGTTGCTCATGAGAGGATCCTTTCTGGATTGGGTTTGGGCCGTGGTGGCCACGCGGGATGGGAGGGGTGCGCGGATGGGGGACAAGCTTTGTCGAAAGGTGGCAAAGCCGCGCTGCAAATCGGTAACCTCATCGGCGAGGCCTGCGGCGACGGCTTCAGCGCCGCGAAAACTGGCAGCCTCAGTGGCCAGTGCAGCCTCATGGTTAAGTCGCACGCCCCGTCCTGCGGCCACCGTTTCTGCAAAGAGGAACCGCAACACTTCGATTTCGCGCTGGATGTCGCTCTGGATATCAGCGGGCAAAGGCGCGTAGGGATTGGCATCGATCTTGTGTGATCCTGCATGGACCAGCGTGACGCGCACCCCGGCTTGATCAAGTTGACCGCTGAGATCAGCATGCATGACGACAACACCGATGCTGCCGACGGCTCCGGTGCGCGGCAGCAAGATACGATTGGCCTGGCTCGCCAGCGCGTACCCGGCCGAGAACGCGTGTTCGGCCACAAAAGCCCAGACGGGTTTGCTGGCGCGAACCGCACGAATGCGATCTGCAAGGTCAAAAACCCCCGCAACTTCGCCGCCAAAACTGTCAATTTCCAATGCGAGGCCGCGCACGGACGAGTCGCTTGCTGCCGCGTCAATCTGAGCTGCGATCCCTTCATAGCTGGTCTGGCCCGAGGACTGTCCGATCCAGCCCCCGCGGTGGATCAGCACGCCGGAGATCTCGATCACGGCGATGCCATCAACGACTGGGTACAGGGCCTCACTATGCTGGCCAAAGCCCTCGGCAAGCCCACCAGCCAAAATGCTGGCGCGGGCTGTTGGCATGGGGGCGCTTTCCAACGCGAGGCCTTGATCCAGCGTCTCGACTTGGCGTCCAAGGATGCGCGGCCCAAGGCCGGACAGAAACGCCATGGCTTTGGAGGGCTCAACCAGCAGCGGCGTGTTGAAGGCGCGCGCAGCAATGCGGGCGTGGAACATCAGGTCTGGTCCTCAGGGTTGCGCGAAGGATCTTCCGCGTCATCGGTTTCATCTGCTGGGTCTTTATCGTCGTCTTGGTCCCCGTCCTGTGCCGGGTCTGTTAAAGCCTGCACGCCTTGTGCGGGCGAGCCGGGGCGGCGGAAGTCGAGGCCGAGTAATCGCTCGCGTGCGCGCTCAGCCGCGATTTCGCGGTCGACTTGTTCCGCGTCATAGCCACGCTCGGCAATGGCTTGGGTGCGTGATTTGAGACCCGCCTCGATCTGGGCGATTTCGGCATTGGCATCCTTCAGGGGGTCGACCCAATCCCACTTGGTGGGCAGCCAGTTGGCCGCCAGCAGGCGTGCCCGGTCGGCCTCATAGCCGGGAAGGTCCAATGCGCCGGACATTATGGCGGCATCCATCCAGCGCGCATAGACGGGACGGCAGAGCTGGTAGACCATCACCGAGTGCTGCCAGGCTGAGACACGGCGCCGAAATTCGATAAGTGCAAGGCGCGAGTTCGAAAAGTTACCTTTCACCATGTCGTTTGTTAGATAAGGATAAGGAATGCCCAGCGCTGAGGCGACCTGTAGCAGCGTGCGGTATTGGAATGGCTCATAGGTCGCCCCTGAATCCGCAGGCTGGCCCACGGTCACGTCCTCGCCCGGATCTAGACGCACGATTTGGCCCGGGCTGATCTCAAACCCGCCCAGCATGTCGTCATCCTCGGACGGCAACAGTGGGTTTTCCGGAGCGGGAGAGGTCACAAACATCGCATACATCGCCGCCACTTTTTTGCGGTCGAGCTCAGCATCGTCGTATTGATCAAGCAGAAACAACTTCACGATGGCCGGTGCCAGCTTTGAAACTCCGCGCAGCTGGCCTGCTTCTACCGGATCGATCACATGGATCACCTCCGAAGCGGGCACCCGCACCATTTCTCCCGCCAACCCC